GGTGTTTAGTTAGGGGCTGTGGGCCAAACGGGGTTTGAGGGGTCCGTGGTATTGGTGGGAAGGTCGCGAAGGGCTTGGCGGTATATACGCCATTCTTGTATTTTTTCGGGAGAGAGGGGAGAATCATTACCCACTCTCCAATCCGTTTCGGTTAGTTTATAAGTTCTTTGTAAGCGTAGTTCCTCTAATGGAATTACAACATTGAGTAATTCATTGTATTTTGTTCTGAACTCATCTAAAGATGGTTTTTCTGCATCTCCCAAAATTTCAATAGAATCAAATGTATCATCGCATTTACACCCAACAAAAGAATCTAAAAGGAGTTCTTGAAGTGTTCGTATAGCTATTCTCCCGTCTATATTCATATATTATTACATATGATAAAATTATAGCTCCATTGACTCGAAAACTTCTATATAACTTCTTCCACCCCATACATTAATTCCCCAATTAGAACGACTCCCTGAACCACCTCCATGTGATACCTGCATTGTGATCGTAATAGTATTTCCACCCGGTAAATTGTCTGGTCCGAAGTGTATACGACTCTGACGTTGATACTCATGAAACGAATTATCAATTCGTTGCCAATCCTCTACTGTATCGGAATATCGATCGGTGACTCCATCGTTTACTTTCGCGCGACCGAGAATACCCCTATACGAAACACTATTAGTTGAACCCATTGCCTGTGCTAAGCACAGATCAGATACGATATATATTTTACTGCCCGCTCGTTTTCTTGTGTATGTGACATTCCAGGAATTTTGCCAGCTGGATGTACTATGCGGATACATAGCTCTAGTCGTACTCTCATATCTTTGATATCCTATGAGTAAGCGTCTTGTATTTAACCCATAAATTTTAAGTAATCCATCGGAATTAATGTCTCCATTCACATCCAATTTAGCTCCTGGACTCGTCTTCCCAATGCCGACGTTGCCATTAGCTCTTATAATCATTTTGGTGTTCTCCGTAGTTCTATCCGTACTACTGTTCAAAGTGTCGAACAAGATTTGAGCACCTTTCAACCTGATTCTGTCTGGGCCAGAATTATTTTCGCCGTCATTCCCCGAAAACAAGAGAAGTTCTTGTTTTTCAGTACCGGTAGACCATACTCGTCTCTCTATGACGCAGTGGTCATACCCATTATCGCCGTAAGTACCCCCGAAGAGAATGGTCTTTGCGGTTTCATCGTTTGTGTTTTTACCAATGTAGAGAACGTTTCCAGTTCTCACCTCTCCATTGACGTCGAGTTTGTACGAGGGTGATGTTTCACCGATACCGACGTTTCCATTCTCCTTGATTCGCATTCGTTCAGTTCCAAAAGTCCCAAACACAATGTTGCGTTTCATATCACCCCCAGAATATGTGGAGTACCCACTGAGGTCAATGTACGACGCACTATTCGTACCCGTTCCACCACCCGCACGAAGCCTCAAGAAACCATCGTCCCCGCCCGCGGAGCCGACGTTCCCATTTCCCCCAATACTTCGTATCTCGTACGATGGGTGTGTTGAACCAGTCGTCAAAGCTGGTCTCGCCGTGTTATTACCAAACCCAGAGTTGACGCATACACCACGACTTCGGGAGACGCCGTCTACGTCGAGAGGAAACGCAGGAGAAGTTAGCCCGATGCCGACGTTACCACCATTGGATGGATTAAGTAAAAGTGGTGTTGAACTTCTCGAAGACAATAAACAGTTGCCGTTGTTTGCTTGTATATCAAGAATATGATTCGTGCTTGTCCCACTAGTGTGAAATTGAATCCAATTCACACTTGACCCAGATGTCCAAAGACGTTGCGTCGACGATGTTGAGACCAAACTAGTATCATATCGAATGCTTCCGTTCACGTCCAACTTGTGCCCAGGACTCGCTGTCCCGATGCCGACGTTGCCAGACTCATCAATGGTCATGCGCTGCGTGGTTGTGGCGGTACCACCCGCCGTGTCCCACGTTCCAGAACCGCTATTGGGTGCATTCCAAAACTGTATCTCACTATCAATCATTCGCATATACGCACCACCTTTACTCGCGGCGCCATATTTCCAGCCACCCGAATAGTATAAATTATGCGAAAAAATGGCGCTGTCAGAACACGATAAAACACCACCTTTACCAGCCGGAGGTGTCACTTCAAGCCCCCATCTGGGATTATTCGTCCCGATGCCGACGTTGCCCGATGGTCTGTATATATCAGAACCATTGACGGTCCAGTTACTGAAAACTGCGTTTGCGCCACCTATTTTTAAATTATAACCCGATGCGATGTTTATGTTGCCACCGACGTCGAGTGTGTACGCGGGACTCGTCGTCCCGACACCAACCTTCCCGTCCGCGCGAAGGGTCATCACGGTCGATTCCGCGTAGGTTCCATCTGTGAGTGTCACATCAAGTCTCGATCGGGAGTGTGTCGAGCTGTTCTCGTAGCGCGACAAGTTGAAAGACGCCCGGGCGCCATATGATTCATTATTCGTTCCACTTCGCGTGAGGTGAAGTACAGGCTTGGGGTCATTGATGGCGGTACTTGACGTCGCCGTGCCGTGTGTGAGTGTGAGTGGCGCGTCGGAGTGGTCGAATGAGTTTGTGAGGGTTGGTGGGCCATTCACGTATTGGTAGCCCGCAACATGAAGGTCCGCTGAGGGTGATGATGTGCCTATACCCACGTTTGAATTGGCGATGAAAGCGGTGGTCGCATTTGTAAATTGAATCGTATTTGAACATGTGTTTCCATTGTCGGCCACGGATTGTAAATCCGTCACGAGACCCGTGAGTTTGGACCCGTCACCCACGAAATAGTTCGCTTCCACATTACCTGTGGCCTTGAGACCCACGTCGGTATTTGTGAGTTGGATTGTATTTGAACACGTGTTTCCATTGTCGGCCACGGATTGTAAATCTGTCACGAGACCGGTCAGATAAGAACCATCACCCTTGAGATAAGCCGCCTCCACATTTGCTGTTGTCGTCAAATTGTTTGCAAACAAGTTGCCGTAGACCCGGACGTCGAGACCTCCGTTCGCTATGGGCGTCACGTCCGTACCAGAAGCTCCACTTTGTGTGTATCCGAATGCGAGCTCGTCTTCATCACCTCGGTATGCAATCGCGACATTTGACGTATTTCTGGTCATGATGAGACCCGCATCTATGGTATCACTCGTGTTTCCTTTCGCGAGTTCAATGATTGGATCCTCTATTGATGTATTCGTGGTATCGATGAATGTGGTCGTTCCTGAAACCCTGAGATTTCCATCGACCGTGAGATCCTTTGCGATGTGAACGTTCCCGTGCACATCTAGAAGTTCTGTGGGTGCGAGTGAGCCTATCCCCACGTTCCCCGAGACATACGCGATATCAGATGCATTCGAGGTTTTTGTGTAGAGCCACTTATCGCCGTTGTGAATGCGGAGGTGTCTAATCTTGTGGGACGTTCCCGCAGTGGCAGAGAAACCCACGTAACGGGAATTGAATTCCTGGTAATTTTCCGTGAATTCATGGGTCAATACGACCTTCCCCGCGAGACTGACGGATGTAGCCCCTTGAGAATAGTTAACATTGACGTGCTGCCAGTCATTAGAACGAAGATCTATGGAAACTGTCTTATGGACAGATCCTTCCCAGTATATGACTATTTGGTTATTCGTGTTGTCGAATACAATTTTGTATCCTCCATCGTTGTTTGTGTAATCCGTGTGATTGGGTTCTGATGTATTGTAAAGACTAAATGTGAGAACTCCACCCGTCGCGGTCACGTGCATATCAAATTCGGCATGCCAAGAGTTGGGGAGTTGAAGAGGCCAATAGACCCACCCCGCATCAGAGGCTGTACCGAGTTCGAGATATCGCGAACCTGATGAGGTGTTCCGTGTGACACCCGTGGATGACTTGTATCCACCAGCTGCTGTGGGCATAAACGAGGTGGTACTCTTTTGATCGTCAAAAAGGAGGACATTATTACGAGCCACTGTGTTGATGACAGTGGAAAATCCACCGGCCTGTTTGACGTCTATGCTGGAGACCTTCAACGTACCATTGATGATATCCAAGACACCATTACTTGGGTTTATGGCCATTTAATATATAGGGAGAAGATTATTAAATGTGTTTGGCGAGGAGTTAGGCATTTTTGAGAGCTGTGATTCTTGCCTTTTCGGCTTGAAGCTGTCTATCCACCTCTTGGAGAGCGGTAGATGCCAATGTGAATATATCGGGAGAAGATTATTCGGTGGGTTCTTGTGGCCAGGTTGGACTCGACAGGTCTTCTGTGTTCGCGGGCAAGTCTCGGAGGGCTTGGCGGTAGTCCAACCAAGATTGTCTGGCTTCTTCGGTGGGGTGGGGCCAATCAGGAATTGCATATTTATCGGTTTCTTTTAAAATTTCACCCCTCTTTTTTCGTAACTCGATCACCGGTTTGGTTTCGTTGATATAGATAGCATGTGCAGATTCAATCTCTTCCAATGGTATTGGATTTTTAGAGTACATTGTGTAAACAGGACTAAAATTGGACTTTACATCATCTTCCAATATTTCATATTCTTCTCGTGATTTTAGTGTATCAAACGCAACGGTTCCGTCTGCTAAGACCAATTGTTTTAAAGCGTAAGAATCACAAACATTTGAGGTTTCATTCAACTGATAGTTGGACTTTTCGTCTGACGATAATTCATCATAGACTTCCTCTGAGATATGTTTCCATACTATACTTTCATATGTCTGACCACAATATTCAAAGTCATTCTTAAAACACGATGATAGAGCTTCTGATAGTATCATTTACTGTACACGTTGGAAATTAATTTATTGCATATATGCACGCCGCACGGATATTGTTCCACCCCCCGTTATAATTCCTTTCCGTGGTTACTGATGTACTGTGTGTGACCTCGAGATAGTCACCCGCATTTGCGACGATGGTCATCGTCCCTGTTGTGTGCATGTCTGAATTGCCAGAATTTTGAGACAAGTTTCTGGGATTATTATACGTAGTCCATCTCGTGCTTCCATTCGATTGTTTTTGAACCCACTTAAAATCTGTATAATAACTCCCACCACCGCCAATATACGAATGTGCTTGTACTGTCACGACGTATACACCTTTTATTGGGAAATTGCATGTCCTCGTAGTGCTATACATGTTACCCACAGTCGTGTCGTTATATACCGTACTATTCCAAGTCAAAAGTAGAGAGGTAGTACCACTCGGCTGTACGGTTTGTCTGGCCCACAGATGAGGCAAACGTGTTCGTATACCCCCATTCACATCCAATTCTGTGTCCGGACTCGTCGTCCCGATGCCGACGTTGCCATTCAGTGCAAGAGTTGAAATGCCACCCCATCCCATGTTTCGACCGATCGTGAATCTATTTGTTGATCCTCCCTCAAAATACATAAAACTTGCCACTCTCGTTCCGCTGTCGTGTATAGCGATCTCTGTGTTGTTGAGACATTCCATCATTAATCCGGCGGTATTTGAGTTCCAACCATTTCCACCTCCATAATTTAGAGCATGATCACCGATCGATAAACTTCGATTTGCCATGTATCCATTATTAATTGCGTATGTACCATTGTTTATTGAACCTGCGACATCCAACGTAGTGTCCGGACTCGCCGTCCCGATGCCGACGTTCGCAGAACCATCAATACGGAGTGCGAGAGTATTATCATTTCCATAAAAGTGCCACCCAGCATTAGCATTAGGATTTGTACCCGTCGTGTATTTCCGACCGTAAAGAAAACCTCTCCCAGAACCGTGATGGTCGTAAAATTGAAAGTTCTCGGCGTTCGTCCCCGAAAAATCGTACGACAATTTTGGATACGGAGACCTTTGGGACTGAAGCATCAATGGGTTATCCGAGCCATATATGTGTAATTTACTCTCAGGTCCAGTCAGTCCGATGCCGACGTTGCCCCCCGCACGCACAGTCAAGTGTTCTGAAAGGGTAGTTCCAGCTGTACCATCTGCACCTAATACACCAAATATGCCCTGATTTATATCGTCTGAGCCAAGATATATAGCTCCCGCCGATGTTAAACCACCCACATTATTTCTAAGTTGAACCGTATTATTTGATTCAACTTTATTTTTGATATTTACACCGATAACCTTGGCGGCGAATCCAACACCTGTGTTTACATTGTATGTATTTAGTACATATAAGTCTGATGGGTCATATAAACCACCTCTAATTGAAAGTGCGGGTGTCGTGTTATTTTCAGCACCCCTATTTATGTCCAATGCGGCAATCGGACTCGTCGTCCCAATGCCGACGTTGCCGTCATATCTAAGGGTCATAGGTGTTACAGCGGTGTCATTATTTCTCACACCGAACCGCATATTCCACAAATCCGAGGTACCGGGAAGATTGCCCGCTCCATAAACTTCCACGGAACCAGCTAACGACTGATAATCGTCGGTATCCCTTCTTTCACATTGGAATCGGATACCAGCACCAAAACCGTTAGCCACTGTACCAGATGATATGGCTCTTATAGCTAATGGATACGTCACCGTGTTTGTATTTGTTGTAGTTTCCTGAATGGTTAGTGGATGACTAGGACTCGTCGTCCCGATGCCGACGTTGCCCGTTGAGGTGATTCGCATACGTTCATCTGTTGTGGGTAAATATATACCCGTATGAGTAGATGAAGCTTTTGTATAGAAACAGAGTGCGCCACTCGTGTTAGCACCATCGCCTAAGCACGCAATCGTACCCACGTTATACCCATTTGTATTTTCTGTAAAGCGAATACCACCTTTGGCGCCGCCATTTGATGTGTTTGTCCGTTTAAGTGTTATAATAGAACTACCGCCATTTGCCGCCAATTCCAGCTTTGAAGTGGGACTCACCGTCCCGATACCGACGTTGCCGGATGATCGGTATATATCCGAACCACTGGCTGTCCATCGACTGAAAACTGGGATTGAGCCGCCTATTCTCAAATTAGAACCGGATGCGATGTTTATGTCGCCACCGACATCGAGTGTGTATGATGGATTTGACATCCCTATACCTACCCGACTCGTCGATGTGTCCACAAAGAGATTCGCCGTCCCGACTTCGAGGTTTGACCCCGCCGTCAGAGCCCCCTGCACACTCACAGCCAACGCATTAGAGTCCAAGTCGACAACCGTATCATTCGCTCCATTCAAAGTGTATCCCATTCTCAAAATGTCAACACTCTCGTCAAACACTACAGCGACGTTTGAATTATTATTGGGACGGGTCATGATGATCCCTAGGTCATTTGTACCCGAGTTATTCGACCCTAATTCGATGATTGGGTCAGAGACGGTCAGGTTGACCGTGTTCGCCACGAAGACATTTCCGCTATTCATGTGAACATTTGATTCGAAAATGATATCACCCGTAAAAGTCTTATCACCGGAGATCGAGATATCCCCACTCTCGAGGGCTGTTATCCGAGACGAATTGTCACTCAAATTGCTAGAAAGGTTCGTGATTCGAGACACATTGGAAGCAAAATCAGTCACGTTTGACGATTGAATCGCCGAGATACCCGAGCCATCCCCCACGAGCTTACTTGCCGTGAGCGTATCACCGATGGTCGCATTCGCCGTCGTAACAAATGCCGTGGCCGCGTTATTAAATTCAACTGTGTACGGGGTGGTATTACCCGTGTTCGTGACGACTTCCAAATCGAACGTTGGGGCGATGGATATTCCACCCAAAACTACACTAGCGGCATTAATATTACCCGAAATTTGGAGAACGTTCGAATGTGTGTCGTTTATATGTAAATTTGAACCCACGGATAGGTGATTCGTTGGATTCGCATTGGCGATACCGACGAACCCCGTGGTCACTATTTTACTGCCCCTGAGTGTGGCATTCGTGATGTCCAAATACCCTGTGGGAGTATTGATGGGCATTTAATATATCGGGAGAAGATTATTAAATGTTGGTGACGAGGAGATGTAATTAAGTTAGGCATTTTCAAGAGCCGCGAGTCTCGCGAGGACTGAGGTGAGTTGCGTATCCAATGTCGCAACCTTAGCCTTCTCAGCTTGAAGCTGTCTATCGACCTCTTGGAGGGCCGCTGTCGCGACGGTCCAAATGGCTTCCTTCTTTAGGAACAAGAAATCATCAACCTCTTGTCCGTACACGAAGAGTTGGTTACCCGCTACAACATTTCCAGTTTCATCAACCGAACCAATCCATTCAGTCAAATCCTCTTCCACACGAATAGAGTGAGCGTCGATGACTTCCGCCAAGTGTATGCCGTGGTCTTCACCATCAATACCCTTCGTTCTGATGAGCGTGGTCGCATTAGATTCCAGATTGGAGGTGTTAAAGTTGGTGAATGTGATTACATTTGATTGCGAGACATTCGCCAATTCATAAATGTTTGGTAAGACAAATTGTCTCGTTTTGGTGGCGTATGGAAGCGTCTCCCGAACCTCTTGGGCGATGAAACCCCAAACGGGTTCAGTACCACTCTTAATTTCGTCTTTGTATTGATACTTTTTGGGTTTGAGAAGTCTCAGGACTTCCAAACATTCCGCATCATCAGCATCTACAATATTCTTCTTGATGCGGACGTCGGACGAATTGATAGCTCCATTAATTGACATAAAGTGGTCTCCACAAGCTATAGAGTCAGACGCATATATACTCGCGGTAGCCCATCCGTATCCAGAAGAAGGGGGAGTGCCACCGAACGCATTATTGTAATCATACCTGAAATACTGTCTTTGTGAGGCAGCAATATTGACGTTCCCTGTGCCATTCACGTGTAATTTTGCGTAAGGTGTCGTCGTCCCGACGCCGACGTTGCCACCTTTAGGGCATAACAACAAAGGTATACCAGCTTGGATATAATCAATAACACCCTGTATGAATGCCGACCCGAGTCCGCCAGTGGTATGATCTATACCAATTTTTAAATTAGTTGGTCTATCTGCGTTTGTCCACCCAGCGTACGAACTAGAAGATATTTCAATCTGACCATAATTATTTACACTTGGATCCGATGTTACGACCGCAGAATCACCTTGAATGTGTAATTTATTGCCCGGACTCGCCGTCCCGATGCCGACGTTGCCGCCGAATATTTTTGGTGCCGAATTAAGTGTTGGTGCGGTGAGAGCTGAATTACTCCCCGCGTCGGTTCGTGTCAAAGAACCCAAGGAACTGGTGAACCCACCTATGAATATTTTAAGATTTAGACGACACACTACATTTTGTAGGTATCCCACTTGGGGTCGGTACTTCATCGTGAAAGTGCCCGCGGCCGACCCACTCGTTCCCACGATGTATGTCTCGAAAGCGGTCGCATTCTCACCTTCGAACACCGTCATGTAAAAGTTGCCCGTGTAGTAATTTGTAATGATACCTTTCACACGTGCCATCCGTTCCGAACTAGAATTGGCCGCAACTTGTATGACCTCGGCTTCGACTAACATTTCACCTCTAGCACTCCCACCAGTCACGGGTATGGTGAATGTCTGATTGTTATTTGATGTCCAAGCATCTTGGTATGTGTATTCGTATGCGTGCCTTAAAGTGGTACCGTCGATTTCGAGAGATTTAGTTGGACTCGACGTCCCGATGCCGACGTTGCCTGTTGAGGCTATACGCATCTTTTCAGTCGCGGGTACGTTGCTATCTGGATTTGTCCAGAATTCAAGATCTGAACCATAATTGTTTGCTCCTCTTGAGTTGATAATTCTTGAATTTCCTCTATCTCCCGAATTGAGAGAGTTGTACATTTGAATACCACAAATGTCACCCGCCGCGTTAACTCTCTCCCCCCTGATCCTGATATATTGCGGAGTCGTTTCGGCATTACCCCCAACTTGTAATTTTACACCCGGAGCATTCGTCCCGATGCCGACGTTGCCCGTGACGCCTTCTATGACCATACTTGGACTACTGAGTAAATCACCGTCATCACTGACGAAAAAGTTAAACGAACCATCAGGGAAAGAACCAGCATTCTGTGCCGTGACCTGGATTTTAGCCAGGAAATCGCCCGTCTCTGGACTTGGGTCGGTGGCATCTTTAGTTCTGAAAAACAATGCCACCCAAATCGAGACCAGATGTACCACCGGAACTCGTGCGTGTGTCGGTGATTGATAGATATGGAGCTGTCCCCGCTATGTCTAATTTTTCACCAGGACTCGCCGTCCCGATGCCGACGTTGCCACTCGAATCTACACGAAGGCGTTCACTACCCGCCGTGTTGACTGCAAAGGTATCAGCCAATGGAAACCCAACCTTTGTGTCTGTGTCTCCATCGTGGATCAGGTAATCGTCTATTGTGACAGTAGTTGTAGAGAGTGCGCCAGTGGTTATATTACTCGCATTGAGACTTGTAAGACCCGATCCGTCCCCCGAAACACTCGCCGCACTCAGAGCCCCCTGCACACTCACAGCCAACGCATTAGAGTCCAAGTCGACGATCGAATCATTCGCTCCATTCAAAGTGTATCCCATTCTCAAAATGTCAACACTCTCGTCAAACACTACAGCGACGTTTGAATTCGCTGCGGGACGAGTCATGATGATCCCTAGGTCATTCGTCCCGATGTTATTCAAACCCAGTTCTATGATTGGATCGGACACGGACATATTGACCGTGTTCGCCACAAAGACATTTCCGCCATTCATGTGAATATTTGATTCGAAGATGATATCACCCGTAAAAGTCTTATCACCAGAGATTGACATGTTTCCGGACTCAAGACTCGTGATCCGCGAAGCATTAGATGAGAGATCTTGAGAAATAGTCGAGACCGTCGACGCCAAAGCGCGACTCGATTCTAAAGCCCCGATTCGTGACACGTTTGACGCAAAGTCACTCACATTTGAGGATTGGATCGCCGAGATCGCGGATCCATCACCTATGAAGTAATTCGCGTGTACATTTCCCACGACATCTAATTCGTAGTCGGGCGTGTTTGTGCCTATACCAACATTAGACGTTGTCGTGTCCACAAAGAGATTCGCTGTGCCCACTTCGAGATTTGATGTGCTCACAATCTTACTGGCTTGTACGGTACCCCCGGCCACTATGTTAGATGATGCGTTAAATCCAGTTGTGGTGTTCGTTGAGATTATGGTATCAGTTGTTTGGTTGTTTTCGTTTGTGACGTGGTCGAGTCCATATGAAGAAACTATTTGAAAATCTCCGATAGTTATACTTGTCGCGTTCACATTCCCCGTCACGCTTAAAACATTAGATCCTGTGTCTAATACAGAAAGATTAGATCCAACGTCCAAGTTATTTTGTGGATTTGTGTTTGCTATACCGACATTCGATTCGGTGACGAAACCCGTCGCGGCGTTTGTAAATTGTATGGTATTGCTCGTGGTGTTTCCGATATTTGATACAGATTCAAGATCGGTGGCTATACCCGTAAGTTGGGAGCCATCACCTAGGAAATAATCAGCGTGTACATTCCCCGAGACATCTAACTCATACGCCGGTGTGGTCGTACGAATACCGACGTTGGATGTCGTCGTATCCACGAAGAGGTTCGCCGTGCCAACTTCTACATTTGAGCGGTAATAGAGGGAATTGGCACCGTCGGTCCAAAGAGAACTCACGAATGGTGAACCACCCTGATAGAACGACCCGGAAAGGTTGATGTCCCCACCAACATCGAGGGTGTACGCTGGGTCTGTAACACCTATACCCACACTTCCCTGCTGAAATGCGACGTTGGATTCACCCGCGTATGTCCATTTAGTACCATTCGTAATCTTGAGATTACGGATTTTGCGCCCATCCGTGGACGCCGATGAAAAGTTTACGTATTCACCATTGACGTAAGGTGTAGAGCGTTCGATGTCTTGATAAAAGAACTTTCGAGACGCACCTATACTGATCGCTATTCTCCCTCGTTCGTAATTGATCGCGACCTTTTGCCAATTCTCAGAGGCTGTAAAAAGACCCGAGACGGTCGCTTCCGTGAGCGTCGTGCCATCGTATTTGAGAGTGATTTTGTCGTTGTTATCATTGAACGTGAATGTGTAGCCGTCACCCCCGACGTTTGACGTACAGAAGATGTTCGAATAAAGAGGTCCAGCACTCGTTCCCGAACGAATATCCATCTCGAATTCCATGACCCACGAGTTAGGGAGCTTTTGACCCCAATACACATATTCCCCGGCGAGATCGAGGTATCCATTCCCCGTGTCTCGTACTCCCGCGGTACTCGTAAATCCAGTGAACGTCGTGGTCGAGACCTGATCGTCATAGATGAGAATGGCATTGGACCTCGTCACATTAAGGGCGGTGTCTACCCCCTGAATGTTTGAGACCTCTAATTTCCCCACCCGCAACGTGGCGTTCTTAATATCTAACGTCCCGACGGGGGATTGCATAGACATTTAATATATCGGGAGAAGATTATTAAATGTTGGTGACGAGGAGATGTAATTAAGTTAGGCATTTTCAAGAGCCGTGACTCGTTCGAGTAGAGATGCAACTTGTGTTTCGAGTGTTGCCGTTTTGGTCTTTTCAGCTTGGAGTTGTCTATCCACCTCTTGGAGAGCCGCTGTTGCGGTGGTCCACACGGCGTCCTTCTTTAGGAATACGAAGTTATCCACCTCTTGTCCATAGACGAAGAGTTGGGTACCTGCTATAATGTTTCCAGTCTCATCGACCGACCCAATCCAATCCGTCAGGTCTTCCTTGACACGAATGGTATGTTCGTCAATAACTTCTTCTAAGTGGATGCCATGTTCAGCGCCATCGGCTCCCATAGTTCTGATGAATGTGGTCGCATTAGATTCCAAATCGGCTGTGTTAAAGTTCGTAAATGTAATGACGTTCGAGGAGGAAACGTTCCCCATTTCGTAAATGTTTGGAACAACACTCTTGAGTAATTTAGTAGAGTGTGGAAGTGTTTCCCTGACCTCTTGGGCGATGAAACCCCATACAGTTCCTTCACCCCTATCAAGTTCGTCTTTGTACCTATACCTTTTGGGTTTGAGAAGTCTCAGGGCTTCCAAACATTCGGAATCATCAGCATCGACAATGTCCTTTTTGATACGCTCGTCGGACGCTGCCACATAATCACCAGCAACTATGCCACCGGTAACATATAAAGAAGTATTTGCCAGTGCCCAATTGGTCGAATGGGAAAGACCGCCACCACCGTTAAAATAGTAGTAGTTAGTCCAGGCACCCCCACCATTGCCATTGATGTGTAGTTTTCCGTATTGTGGATTCGTCGTCCCGATGCCGACGTTGCCGTTTCCCCTAAACACCACCTTCGGGGTGTTATTAGTCCCGGACATGAACCCCAAGTCATTATTTGACCCATTTGGAAAGGATTGAATCGTCCATGCGTCTGTATAAGCACTACTTGAACTGGTTTGGTATTTAAACATAATGGCGTTTCTCGCACCAGTCGCCGACCACGCATCGTTAAGCCCTTCGTATCTACCTATGAGTTGTAATTGATTTCTTCCATACGCGGATGCTGCGCAACGCAAGCGAGTCGTACACGACCCATCATATGCTGTGGATCCTTCGACGTGTAATCTAACAGCCGGACTCGTCACCCCGATGCCGACGTTGCCTCCAAAGCCTGCTTGACCAGTCGAGTATATTTTCTTATTATTTACGACACGTAGATTTGTGGCATCGTTCATGTACCAACCCCCACCCCAACCGAAATGAAGTTCTTCATCCTTTAGAAAAGTCGCATTATTATTTCCTATGACGATAGCATCGCTATTATTTTTAAGTTGTATGGTACCATTCACGTGTAGTATCGGGGCAGATGGGGTTGCTGTGAGCGATGTAGCCATAGTTGCCGGGTCATAAGTCACCCCTGTGTCTCCAATGATGACGTGTCCAGAACTGTCGATAACAAATCTATCAGCCGAGTTATCATTGTCATAAATTCTAAATTTCTTCGTTGAGTTTCCTGTTTGGGGCATAATCCTCCAGGTACAATTGGAAACGAGCTTTGATGAAAAATATATGTTTTCACCGTGTACGTGTAAGTCACCTGATGGATCATTCGTCCCGATGCCGACGTTGCCACCGGTTTTAATCGTCATCAAGTTCTTCAAGCTCGCCGAAGCTCCAGCCTTCTCCAAAAAATTCAAATCGCCAGAGGAATCTCGTTCAATTATATTGTACCAATCGGCATTATAGTTTAATCTCATTTGGTTTCCACTTGTACTTTCAATCGTCAATAGAGAACCCGGACTCGCCGTCCCGATGCCGACGTTGACTTGAGATATGACCGCGTCTGATTTGACGTACATTGGGACACTCCAGGCTGAACCATTATAATGCCAGGTGTACAGAGCATCGTCAGTTTCTTGGCGTAACAACCAATTTCTTTGATTTGTTCCCTGTCCGGTATCTCGTGTCCATTCGATTGCGGGTTGGTGACCAGATGCGTGAAGGTTAATACTGCAGAGTTTGCCAGTGTGACCCTGTCCGTTCGTGGTGGTTATCCACGGACGAGTTCCATATAGCGTCATTCCCGCAGAGTTGTTCATGTGGAAATCGCCGGTAGAGGTCGATGTACCATTACCCGGGGCACTTATGTAGAACTGCGACGAAGAAGCAGTGGACGTCCCGAGGGCGAGTCTCCCCGGAATCATGACATCTGAACGAGTTATACGCATATTTTCGGTGGGTGCGTTCGAGCCGTCCCCAACTTTAATCGCGAGGCCGTTCGATTCCTGGTACAGTTCTGATCGGTACGTCCCAGACGCGTATCGGTCTATGATTAAACCAGCCGTACTTGTCGCACCCGTGTAAATGTCGAGCATACCTCTCGGACTCGCCGTCCCGATACCGACGTTGCCCGATGATCGGTATATATCAGAACCACTGACTGTCCAGTTACTGAAAACTGCGGGTATACCATTTATTCGCAGGGTAGACCCAGTCGAAAGGTTCACGTCACCACCGACATCCAACTTGTACGCGGGACTCGATACCCCGACACCAACATTAGACGTCGTCGTATCCACAAAGAGATTCGCCGTCCCGACTTCGAGGTTTGACCCCGCACTCAGAGCCCCTTGCACACTCACAGCCAATGCGTTAGAATCCAGGTCGACGATCGAATCACTCGCGCCATTCAAAGTGTATCCCATTCGTAAAATGTCGTCACTCTCGTCAAACACTACAGCGACGTTTGAATTCGCCGCGGGACGAGTCATGATGATCCCCAGGTCATTCGTCCCGATGTTATTCAAACCCAGTTCTATGATTGGGTCAGAGACGGTCATATTAACCGTGTTCGCCACAAAGACATTTCCGCCATTCATGTGAATATTTGATTCGAAGATGATATCACCCGTAAAAGTCTTATCACCAGAGATTGACATGTTTCCGGTCTCGAGGGCTGTTATCCGAGACGAATTGTCACTCAAATTGCTAGAAAGGTTCGTGATCCGCGACGAATTGTCACCCAAATCGGTTTCCAAAGTTCCGATCCTCGTCACATTCGACCCAAAGTCACTCACATTTGAGGATTGGATCGCAGAGATCGCAGAACCATCACCCATGAGGTGTGTTCCGCGCACGGTTCCACTCACGTCCAATTTAGTTCCGGGAATGGTCGTCCCGATGCCTACATTTCCACCAACGTAGGCTATGTTACTCGAATCTATTTCACGGACCCATTTGTCCCCGTTCGTAAACTTAAGGTTCTTGAGTTTACGTTCGTCTGTGCTCGAGTGCGTGAACGTCACGTACCCCGAATTATTGTCGTAGACCCTGTCCCTGAGCTGTGAATCGGCAAAATGGAACACGTGTTCGCCGTCTACGGACACATCGAGAACACTGCGTTCAAATATGACGGCCACTTTACGGTACGCGTCATTATTGAGTGTCGTCGAAAGCGTGGCTGAACCAAGTGTTGACCCACCGTCGTAGTTTATGGAAATGGTGGTATCATTCATCGAGAGGGTGTATCCATTTGTTCCTGAGGTCGAGTCATTGTAAAAATTAAAAAGTATGGGCGCACCGGAACTCCCTGAAGCCCAGTACCCATGGAACTCAGCGACCCACGCATTGGGGAGTTTTAAAGCCCAACTGTTACTCGTGGTCTGTTCAGTTTCATCCATGAGAAGCATCGTATTTCTGGCGACATTGTTGAGTACCGTGTCAAAGCCAGTCGATTGCCTGAACTCCATCTTGGAGACACGGAGCGTGGCGCCCGTGATATCCAAAATACCATTTGGTGTTCCTATGGACATTTAATATATCGGGAGAAGATTATTAAATGCTTGGGAAGGCATTTAAAAGTTAATTGCAATTATCCTTTAAATGTGGATTGAAAGTGTTATTGAACACACTAAAAGAGAACTTAAACTCCTCGGACTAGATCACGTGGGTATAGACACGGTGGTCGTCGATTTCATCGAAGGTCTCCACGCCAAATTGGGGAATCAACCGGGTGTTATGAAAACCGTAACAAACTACACCGAAAAACTCATCGATAAGAAGCCCATCGCACCCATCACGGAAGAAGACTTCGATGAAGATGGTCGCTGTATACGCTATGAGTACATCTATAGAGCCTCCGATGGGAAGTACTACAACGACCGAGCCATTGCATTCAAGAAAGGATTGAGTACCCAGTACATATACCAAGGTCAACGTAGGTCCAAACAGGGAATTGGTTTACCTTATGTACCCTCTGAAGAAATCCAGGTTCTGGATTCTTCATCCCATGTATAATAACCACCGTCGTCTGGGCGAGGCACTGGGGGTTGCCAATGGCACTGTTCATCGAGGGTCCATGATGGGTACGGTTGAGGAGACGAAAAGTTATCCCTGTCTGAGTGGTAGATGTACCCTTTACCTGCGAAGTTTTTACCTTCTGTGTTCTTGTATGTTTTGACCCACGTTCCATCCAATTCATACTCACACCAAAGTTTACTCTTCGCAATAACGAGTCGAAGGACTTCGTTGGTCCGAGGGTTTAGTTCCGCAAAGTATGGCATATTCTATACTTATGAGAGATATCTTATTATCACGATTCCGTCGCCACCGGAACCCCCAGTCAAACCTGTGTTTCTAGATGCGCCGCCACCACCACCTAAACCATCAGTTCCGTTTCTAGTAGATGTTGTAGTTGACTGGTTACACGGCCCGCCACCACCTAGACCACCATCACCTTCCGTGCGATTTCCCGAAGCTCGATGACCAGCACCACCACCACCCCCCGCATAATATGTCGCTGTACCACTTATACTACTTTGAATACCATCTCCCCCGTGGCGTCCACTTGCAGCGGATGACCCTGCCTGTCCAGCACCACCACCACCACCACCCCCATATTCGGTAACACTAGTCCCGGCACCATTACCCCCATTATTACCTTGTCCAGATATTCCAGTTCCACCTGTTAAATCATATAAACCTGCTCCACCTCCACCCGAGCCACCGTTATCGTCACCGGTCGGTAAGGCTTTGTGATGAGGTTTACCAGCCCCCCCACCGGTGGCTGTAAAGAGACTTCCAATTGATGAATCACTTCCTTTCATACCACTGACATTTGCCACACTGTCATATTTACCAAGGCCACCCGGACCAACCGTGATCGTATAGCTACCAGCTGGTAATGCATAAGTTCCGGTAAGCATACCACCCGCACCCCCACCACCACCTACATCTCTTCCGGGAGCACCACCACCACCACCGATGATAAGATACTCCATTTCACCACCGGAAATCACCGTGAACGTTCCCGACGTTGTGAATGTGTGAATTTTGTACCCATCCACATTTGTTACCGTACCACCAGTAGCAGACATACCTCCCACTGTTAGCCATTCAGTTCCGTTATAAACTTGTATTTTACCCAGGGATGTGTTGAATCTCAGCATCCCCGTATACCCCGTACCCGGCTGCTGTGCTGTAGTACCCGTTGGGATAATCATAGCCCCGGTATTATTAATGTCGAGAGCAGAACGTGGAATCCCTGTCCCGATGCCGACGTTGCCTTCAATGAGGGCTGACCCCCTCACATCCAACTGCGCTCTCGGCACGGTCCCCCCGAGGCAGAGGGCCGTATCGGTGAGATTCAGGGACTTCCCGGTGCGTCCGAGGGCGTACTCCATGGCGACCTCTTCGGCGGTGAGGGCGACGTTCCAAAGTTTGGGGTTCGATATAGATCCATCGAACATATCCGATGATGCACCAGTAAACCCACCACCAACTGCTAACGATGTGGTGCTTCCAAGAGACTGTGTTCTCGTCCCACCATTAACACTCTTATTTGTAATCGCGACACCGTCCACATACAAATCAAACATCGACGTATTAATTACACCGGTTGATTTCTTCACAATTGCGACATGATGCCAAGTATCTGAGGTAATGACCGCGTTTGTAGAATATACGTAATCGCAACCTATACCCGCGGCTAATTTGTAGTCAGTTCTAATAAACAAAGATGCGATTGTGGAGCACCCCCATTGACTCCCATATGATAACAAAGTACAGGATGTGGTTACAGAAGGTGAAACTTTAACCCATCCAGATATGCTATAAATTGCATCTCCCGTTGGCAGTGAACTTGAAGAACTATCTAGAATGTAATCATCCGTCCCATCAAACGTAAACGCCCGGTCCGTCGATGAGTAGGCCGCACCACCCGTGAGAGTCCCATTATTCCCCGCACCCGAAATGTCCACCACCGCCGAACCACCGACCACCGAATCCACCGTGGTATCGTAGTGGACCACGAGGGACTCCGCCCGTGGGGTCTCCGCCCCGGCGGGGTGTCCGGAGACGCGCGGGAGCGTGAGGGCCTTGCCGAGGGTCAGGTGTCCGTCCTCGAGGGCTGATGGGGCGGGGGTGCCGAAGAACTTGAGTTCACCAATCCTTAAGTTATCTGAGTGTTGTACAGTCCGCATTCCAAGTAAAAAGAATTGACTATACATTTTATGTGTTTGGATAGTGCGTACATTTGGCACGTACTCACCGAGTACTACACCCGCCCATGAATCTAATGTATCATATCCACCAGTTTCACTGTCATATCCTAATATAACACCATCTTCTGGCATTTCAGTATATGAACCACTCACCTGGCGTGGATGTATGACAACTGATTTTAGGCTTATTTTATAAGGTAATGTCAATCCCAACCATTCACCTGCATAATCACCTAATCCATTGATGCCCGAATATAAATAATCTGTACCAGTATATCTAGAATTATTACTATTGTTTTTATTTAACCACGCAGAGCTTAAATTTTTATCAAATGCAAAATATGGTTTATAAGAATTATTTACGTATGTACTCGCACTCACCCGAAACACACCATACCCCTCCATATACGTTTCAAAATCAGTCATCGCCCTCGGTGGATATTCCTGCAACCCATCTGCCCCGGCGATCTCGAATCTCGACGTGGGATGTGCCACCCCCACCCCCAAGTTGCCTTTGTGCAAACTCACCAAGTTTTGGCGGTGTCCAAAACGGGGGGCGTCGTACTCGTAGAGTTCCCGCACCTGGTCGGCGTTGAGGGCCTTGGAGTAGAGGCGTAAGTTGGAGATGGAACCGTGTGCGGTATCTAAACCACCTGTATTGGACCCCACTCTTAAAGTAGTGTTTGCTGCAAGATTCACTGCAGACGATGCATTACCCTCATTAAAGAGTTTGATATTCTTACCGTCGAGGTAAATCGAGACGTTGTCAACATTCACACCTCCACCCGAGTACACGACGGAGATGTGATACCATTGCCCCAATGTAGGTACAAACGCACGGCGTACACTGGAGGTTGCGTAATTTGACATAGCGAGATATCCATCCGACTTGAAAGCAAATAAAGATGCACCCCCTGCCACTTGCGAGCCGATTTGATATATGTAATCCCAATTTGCGGTGACGACTGAATCCTGTCTGTACCAGAAACTCGTCGAATGCACCCATGCCCCCGCCGGATTACTCAACGTCCCACTAATGTAATCCCCACTCCCATCGAACACCCACGCGTTGTATTCGGCGTCGAACCCGTTATTGCCGGTGATGGTCCCCTTCACCCCCGAGCCGGAGAGGTCATAGACACTCGAAGAGTCGGCGAAGCTGTACGAATTGCTGTCGTTGGCGTCCCAGTACACCTCGAGGTGCTGTTGCCCCGGCTTGTTCGGGACGCTCCGGTGGACGACGTCGACGGACGTGTCGCCTTCTTCGGTGCCGTAGAGTTCCCATTCGCCTATCGCCACGTGATCATACGGATTGTCAGTTGAACCAGCATAAATAACGATTGCGAAATATTTGAAAGCCTCACTCACATATGAACCTGTCATAACATGAGGATCTGGTTCCGGTATAGATGTCGATGTTCCACCCCGTGATAATTCCTGGTGAACGAGGAACCAATTTTCATCGTCATTTGAACCTACTATACTGAACAATCTTACCTTCTGTGTAGGGTAACTATCTCGCTGTTTAAGAATTATAGATTTCAATTTTATTTTATGCGGCAATTGGATTTTTAGCCATTCACCGTTATGGGTAGTGAGCTCACCCGTTGTTGAACCTCTATTAGCCGTCCAAGACGATAGCGATGATGTCGGAGTTCGTTCAGCTAACGGTGGTGTGGCCTCGGTTGATTTCTGATAATAAGGGCCACTATGCCAGCTACCATTACCACTTGTTGTAACAATATTGAAAGCATCGTGTGCGTCATAGCTTGGGTTTGGTGCACTACTCGTACTCGCCACGTACCCACCAGAACTATTAGCCGTCATCGCCACCTCCGGATACTTCACGAGTGGCCTATCATGCTTGGGCAATTCCATGACGACGTCGTCCCCGGCGAAGAATTCGCTCCCCTTCGCCATCCCGAGGGACCCGGCCACCTGCAACTTCGCACTCGTGGGGGCGGCACCCACACCCGTGGCGGCTTCGAAGAGTTGGAGTTCGCCCACCGCGACATACACTTGCGAGCTCCCGACGGTCTCAGTCACGGCGAGGCGATAATACGAGTAAGGGGTGGTACTCTTCACGTCTACCCGCGTTTCCTCGTACCTCTCGTATGTGAGATTACTGAACGTCACCAACTTTGTCCACGAAACGCCATCGTTTGAACCATACATTCGCCCATTCTTGGGCATGTCGTTGTCGTTGTCCACGTTCTTCACGCGTTGAAGCAAGGTAAAATGGGAAAGCTTGATGGCGCGGGGCATTTGGATTTGAAGCCATTCGTGATTGAATGTATCGCCGCCGGTCGTGCGACTTTTGTTTGCGACCCCGGCGGTAAAATCACCATTACCACCGACGAATGCGTCGGCATAACCGTTGGACTTGACTTCTCTGTAATTATTGAACGCCGTGTAGGGTGCTGTGGTTACACTCGTGTTGTACACATTCGATGCACTCGCCACGTACCCCTCAGATTCGTTCGCCTTCAGCGATTTCCGCGGCCACTTGATGTACCCCGTTTGCAGGGTCTCACTCGAGAGCTGACCGGAGATGTGCACGTTTTCCATGCGGGTCACCGGTTTTTCGGCGAAGAGGCGCCATTCGTTGAAATTGACAACTGTTGCTGAATTACCCCCCACGATATTAGTGATAACGAATCTATAGTACTGGTACGGTGTCGTCGCGTTCACGGCGATGCGTTCCTTGTCATCTGATGCATACGATGCACCACTGAATTCCGTGAGTTTGTACCACGCCACGCCGTCGTTTGAACCAAGAAACACCCCGGCCCCAGGTGCCCTATTCGATGCACCGCTAAATTGTGACTCGGGTGTTCTATATATATCCGCGTGCGCGAGGGTAACCGAATTGGGGACCTTGATCTGTACCCAGTGTCCGAGATATCGAGTACCACCGACATCTGTTGTAGTCATGATGGGATCCCGCGTGCTTCCGGTGTATTCATACGGACTTGAAGCGTTATACAGCACACCATAACCGTCTATACCATATGTTTGCTGCCAGTAAGAACCATCGGTGGGTTGGTAATTGAATAGACGCCAAGGTGGTCGTATTTGTTGACCATTGTTGACATAATACGTGGATGCAGTAATCTCGTATGTCCCGTGACCC